GGTGTGTCGTGTCTAGATTATCTAGATATTTATAAGCGGTTTTGCTTAACGTTGAGGGAAAACTATAAACTAGATAATATTGCAAAAATAGAGCTCGGTGAACGCAAAGTCGATTATGGTGAGACAAACCTGAGCAGTCTCGCTGATAAAGATTGGAAAACATTTGTTGAGTATAATATCCAGGACGTGCGCATTCTTGTTAAGCTAGAGGAAAAACTACAATACTTTCAGCTTTTACGTATGCTTAGCTATACAGGGCTTACAACGATGGAGGCTGCAATGGGTAGTATGAGTGTTATTATTGGTGCATGTGCCATCCGCGCAAGGTATAGAAATAAAAAAATTCCTACGTTTATCCGGGGTGAAGACGACGGCAAACAAAATGAAGGGGCATATGTCAGTGAGCCTAAGAGGGGGTTTCAAAAGAATGTTGTAAGTTTTGATGCTAATAGCCTGTACCCCTCTGTGATGATTACGTTAAATCTATCCCCTGAAACAAAAATGGGGGTGATAGAGTCACAAACAAAAGATGAGGTAACTATACGTGATGTTAATAATAACACCGTTACCCTGTCTATGGCTAAATTTGCTACACTAGTGCAGCAGGAGAAATTGAGTCTCAGTAAAGCCAAGGTACTTTTTAGTCAAAAACACAAAGGTATTATTCCCGAGATGGTTGATCAATATTACAAATACCGTGTACAGGTTCGAAAAGATTTGAAGAAAGCTAAAAGACTATTAACAACTTTGGAAAAGAATAGTAAAGAATATCTAAAAACAAAAGACGAAATTAACGTACTCAACATCAAGCAGCACACGATAAAAATCTTTATTAACACCGTATATGGTGCTTTAGGAAATAAGGTTTTTCCTCTAGGTGATGATGACCTTGCAAGAAGCATCACTCTTACAGGTCAAGCCGTTATTAAGCAGGGCAATATAATATTGTCAAATTATATAAAAGAAAAAGCCGGTCTAACAGACGAGCAAATTAAAATTGACTCGCCAATCATATATAATGACACCGATTCAGTATATATAACGCTACATAATCTAATTAAAAACGCGGGTCTAAAATTCTTAGATAGTAAAGGCAAGATTACGCCTGAATTTTATAAGGAAGTCGAGGATATAGAGCAATATCTTAATACCCACATAAAGAGCTGGTGTGAAAAGTCACTTAATAGTCTGGATAGTAGAATTATTTTTAAGCGCGAAGCTATTTGCGATGCAGGGGTATTTTTGCAGAAAAAGCGCTATGTTATACACATTCTAGATGAGGAAGGTATACCTACAGAAAAATTTAAGTATACAGGCGTGGAGATCGCCAGAACAACTATGCCGGCGCCTATTAAGCCGCTAGCAAAGAAAATTGTTGAGACTATGCTCTTGACGCAAGATCAATCAAAAACAGGTCAAGTTATTTCAGACACATATGATTTATTTAAAACCTTACCAGTAAGCGATATTTCATTTGTCACTGGTTTAAAGGGGTACGAAAAATATTCACACCGCTGTGATGGATTTAAGACGGTAAAATCAATGCCATTACACGTTAAAGCTGCATATATGCATAATTTACTACTTGAGCATTTTAATATTGATAAGAAGTATGAAAAAATTGGCTCTGGTGATAAGATAAGGTATTTCTATGTTAAGCAACCTAACAAATATAATATTAGTGCTATTGCCTATAAGTATTATTACCCAGAAGAATTTGCTGCGGTATTTGAGCCTGATCACGACATGATGTTCGACAAAATTATCTACAGTGCTGTGGAACGTTTTTACGAGGCTGTAAATTGGACACCTAAGAAGCCAGGCGAAGCGTTGCAGTGTGATTTATTTTCACTTTTAGGCTAAAAGGGGTTGATTTTTATAAAACATCCTATATATTATACATATGAGCGATATTATTGTATTTGTAAATCACGTTGGTCAAACACTTCTTGCTGAAAAGCTAGAAGAAACATCAAAAGTTCTTAAAGTTAAGAACCCAGCAATACTACATGTAACGCCTAGTCAAAGTGGCCAGTTACAGGTTCAGCTAGTTCCTTATTTCTTTAAGGAGTTTATTGATGTTGCTTCCAGAAAAAACGGCGCAATTTTTAATTTTGATAAAGATAAGGTTGTTACGACAGAAATTGCACTAGAGCCTAAGCTCAACGAGCAATACGATCGTATTTTCTCTGACGCTCCAGTTCCGTCGGCTCCGACGGCTGCCGGTAGCGAGCCCTCGGTTATTAAGCTGTTTGACGAATGAAGCAAGACGAGCTCCTGTCGAAAGCGTTTAAGACACTAGACGCTTTAAACCCAGAGGCTACTTTTCTTTCAGAAAATGCTCTTTGTAATGTTGATACTTGGTATGATACCGGGTGTTATGCATTAAATGCCATAGTTTCTGGCAGATTAAGAGAGGGCGGTATACCTAAAGGACGTATTACTATTTTTGCAGGGCCTTCTCAAACTGGTAAGACATTATTAGTTAATAAAATTTTAGGCCTTGCCCAGAAAAAAGGTATTATACCTGTAATATTTGATTCGGAGTTCGCTATTGACAAGACAACAACTGCTGGTGTAGGTCTAGACCCAGATAAAACAAAATATGTACCTGTCTATACAATTGAAAATGCTCGTAATCAAATTAGTACGTTTCTCGATAGTATTGTAGAGAATAATCTGCAGGGTAAATTTATTATTAGTTTAGATAGTCTGGGTAATTTAGCTGGCAGTAAGGAGGTAACAGATGTTGAGAAGGATAAGAGTGCCGCTGATATGGGCACAAGAGCTAAAGGGTTAAAGAGTATGTTGAGACTCCTTACATACAAGGCCGGCCGAGCCGGTGTACCTATTCTAATGACCAATCATACTTACAGTGATCCAGCCTCACTATATCCCTCTTTAGTTCAGAATCAGAGCGGTGGAAGCGGGCCACTTTATATGGCTAGCGTAATAGTGCAATTAGCAAAGAAAAATGAAAAACAGGAAAGCGAAGAGGATGCTATTTTACCTGAGGCCAAAAATTATAGCGGAGTCACACTAAGAGCACTAACTGTTAAGAATAGATTTGTACCTCCATTTCTAGAAGCAAGTATTAATTTAAATTATTTAACTGGTCTCGACAAATATAGTGGTCTGCTCGAGATGGCTGTTAACCATGGTTTGATTATTCAAACAGGTTCTACTTACACCAAGCCAGACGGTACCAAGTTAGGATATGCAAAGAACTTTACTAAGGATTCAAAGTTCTATGAGGATTTAATAACTCTATTAGATAAGAAGCTTGAGACCGCGTACAAATATGGAAACGTATCTGGCGAGGCTGTAAGTGAAAAAGACTAAGATTGTAGTTCCTGTTTCTGGCGGTATGGATAGTACCGTCATTTTGTATAAAGCTGTTGAAGAAGTTGGTTCTGATAATGTGTGCGTTCTTTCTTTTAACTACGGTCAACGCCACAAAAAGGAGCTTGAGGCCGCGCAATATCATATTAATAAGCTTAAAATTTTAAATTGGAAAACCGTTGATACTACTTTTATTCGTGAGTTAGCCCCTGTAAGTAGTTTGACTAATGACGATATCAATACACCTGACATTAGAGAAATTGCAGGCGAAGCGCAACCTAAATCTTACGTCCCGAATCGTAATATGATATTTTTAAGTATTGCAGCTTCATATGCAGAGGCAGTTAATGCGAATACAGTATATCACGGAGCTACTAAGGTGGATAGTCTCGCCGGATACTGGGATGCAAGCCCAGAATTTCTACCTTTAATTAATAATGTTCTTGAATTAAATAGAGAGAACCGAATACAAATTATTGCACCTTTAATAGAAATGGACAAGGCAGATATAGTAAGAGAGGGTGTGCGGCTTAAAGTTGAATTCAGCAAAACCTATACTTGTTATTCAGGAGATGAATTGTGTGACGCAAATTCTGCTAGTAGTGCGCTTCGTCTCAAGGGGTTTGTTAATGCGGGGTTTATCGACCCGCTTCCTTACAAACAAGATTTAAACCATATTTGGAAAAAATATAATTGTAGATTAATTAATTACGATACCTATAATAACTAGATGTGCGGTATATTTGGCGCTACAGAACAAGATCAATTTTTAACGCTATACGATTTAAACCAAAAGCGTGGTAATTTTGCTACCTCACTTTGTTCTGTCAGTAAAAATGGTGACATGCATATACATAGATGGAGCGGTGCTATATCTGTTGCTGAAGTTAAAAAAATTATAAACCAGCTTCACGAAAAAATAATACTTTATGCAGGGCACACACAAGCGCCAACATCAGTAAAAAGAAAGTATTCCCCAGAAACAGCTCACCCATTTAATACACAACACTATACAATTGCACATAATGGTGTTTTAACAAATTTTAAGGAATTAAAAGAAATGTTTGACCCTAAATGGAAAAACCCAGTAGATAGTAGTATAATACCTTTTATGTGCACTATGTATGAGGAAGAGTTTCCTGACTGTGCAAACATAGAAGCGATCGTACAAACGCTCGGAAAGCTTGAAGGTACGTTTGGGTTATGGATTTATGATTCTGATATTAATACCATGTTTCTAGCAAGATGTGGCAGTACATTATTTGCAGATAAAATTAATAACAGCTTTAGTAGTGTTAAATTTAAGAATTCTGAACCGTTAGATGAAGGGTGCCTTTACCAGCTAACACCGGAAGGTATTACAGCAGTAAGCATGTTTGATTTTGATAGTCCGTTCTTTACGTAGTACTATATCTATCAAAGTCATCAAAACCAACATCAGGCTCCCAAGCACCAAGATCTTTTAAAATATCTGTTGGTGTTTCAGCATCATCTGTCTCAATAGTTGAGACTTCACCTGTACCTTCACCTTCTTTTTCTTTTTTAGAGTCTGACTTTACGTATGCATTTTTAAATTTTAAACTATCTACAAATGTTGTGATGAATTCCTTATCGCTAGCTGTCTTAGTATCATATGCTTGCATGATAGCATCTCTTAAAGCAGAATTAAACTCTTCGGTCTCGTATAAATCGCTGTCTATGGGAACGGTTATTTCGTCCGGAAGTTCAACAAAAACTTTTTGAAAATCAGGTATAAACCTTGCCATACTTCTTACATAAGTGACATCGGTTGCTGGAGCCTCTGGTTGTTCTTCTGGTTGCCCCGTACCCGCAGGCGCGTCAGCCTTTTTAACGGCATCTTTTATTTTCTTAACACCTTTTACTGGAGCTATCACGCCTTTTTCACCAACAGCATAGTCTCTATAAAAATCTCCTAAATTAGCAATAACCCTTGCTGTATAACCTTTAAGAGCATCGCTGCCAGGCACCTGTAATTCTGGATTTTCTATTTTTAAATCTTTTAATGCTAGCCCGATAGCATTTTTTATCGCAAGTCTAAACTGATCTTCATTTCTCGATGGAGTTATATATCCAACTTCCCTACCATTAATTACACTTGATTTTTGTTTAAAAAGACGAGGAAAAATAGCTGCAGTTAGTTTGTCAGCAGCGTCTTCAAGTGATATATTAAGGCTCTTAGCTATTGAACCTATTAGATAACCACCACCAGGAGCAGTTTTAATTTTCTGTCGAATAGTTGGAGAAGGTCTACCAGCCCAGTCTGTTCCAATATCTAGCTCATTTATTAGCTTATAAGCTTCAAAAATTAATTTTGTGTCTAAATCCATAATACTTGATTATTTATTAGAAAACACTATAATTTCATGAATGATAGGTGTTTTTTCAATAAGCCCGCTGGATAAGGACTGTTTATTAGAACGTACATTACCTAAAAACAGTAATTTAGAGCTTAATATAATCTACAATAACAAAGATATAGGGTTAAGTAAGTTTTATAATAGCGTTATTAATAATGAGCAAAACGACAAATATGACGCTGTAATTTGTTGCCATGATGATGTTTCTTTGAGATTTGCAAACCTTACTGTAGCTGCAAAAGATTCTTTAATTAATTATGATGTTGTTGGAGTGGCAGGTGGCTTAAAACCTAAAATTGTAGAGAGAAATTTATGGCATTGGATGGTACAACGCGAGGATTACAGGGGAATTGCCGCGCATGGTGATAGGTTAGAAAATATGTTCGTAACATCCTTTGGAAATACACCTGCTAATGTACAAATGCTTGACGGGGTTTTTTTAATGTTTAATCCGAAAAGGTTGAGAAATACAAAAGCAAGATTTGATGAATCTTTTGTATGGCATCATTACGATATAGATTTCTCCTTGACTTGTAATAAACATGGTGTTAAACTAGGGGTATGGCCTATTCTTATATATCATCAAAGCCCGGGGTTAAGAGACATAAACGAACCTAAGTGGGTAAAGAGTAATGACTATTTTAAATTAAAATGGAAGTAGAAAAAAAGAAAAATTTAGATTTAGACTTTTATGAGACGGTTATAGCTTATAATAGCTTAACCAGCTCTAGTTATCTTGCATCTATTATAGACTCACTCGAAACTAGGTTTTTTAAAAATAAAGATATTAAAAATATTGTTTCAATAATTATTAAATTTTTTCAGGAAAGAGGCAACGTTCCAACACATACTGAAATTAAGACCTACCTAGTTAACGATGAGCTTAAGCAGAGTTTTAAAAATGTAGTTACTAGTTTTGTTGATATGGATAAAAAATTTGATAAGAATGAACTAGTAGAAAACACAGAATTATTTTTAAAAGAAAAGGCCGTGTATCATGCATTGCTGGATGCTGCGGATAAGTTAGACTCTAAACAACTTAATACAGCAGAGCTTTTAACAAAAATAGAAAAAGCAGTTGGTATTAATTTATCTCAACACATGGGAATAGAGTTGTTTGAAGATATTGATGTTTTTATAAATGATCTTCATAGCGAGGAACCTCATATTAAAACAGGATGGAAATGGTTAGATAGTAGGTTAGGTGGAGGATTTTTAGAAAACGGAAGAGCTCTGTATGTATTTGCAGGTGAAACCAATGTCGGCAAAAGTATATTCCTTGGTAATATTGCAACCAATATAGCCCTAAATGGCAAGACAGTATTATTAATTTCATTAGAAATGAGCGAAATGATGTATGCAAGACGTCTATCTTCAGTTATAACTAGTATACCTCTCAGTCACCTAAAGGCTGAATCCGATAATTTAAAGCAATTAATAACACAGATTGCTTCAGGTAAAAAGTCTAAAATTATAATTAAAGAATTTCCACCCTCCACCCTCACCCCGTATCAACTAAAAGCCTTTATAAAAAAATTAATACAAAAAGGTATTAAACCGGACGCCATAGTATTGGATTATCTGAACTTATTACATAGTCCTATAGGTAATAATAGTTACGAAAGAGTCTTACACGCTGCACAGCAAACACGTGCTTTAAGCTATGAACTTAATTGTCCTATAATTTCTGCAACCCAATTAAATAGATCCGGTTATAACGTTGATAACCCTGGATTAGAAACAATTTCGGAGAGTATAAGACTCGCTACAACCGCTGATGCTATTATATCTATTTGGCAAAAGGACGAGGATAAAGAACTTGGAACAATTAATATAGGTATGACAAAAAACCGCTTTGGGCCTAATTTTGGCAGCATTGCGTTAAAAATTGATTATAATACATTGCAGATCACCGAGGATGATACTATTAACGAAAGTGATGAGGCTAGGGAGTTCACAAAAACGCTATCCGTATTGGGAGGGCCGTGATTTTTAATCAATCAGTTATAAATTCATACAGCCGTAAAGAGTTATATGAATTTCAACAATATTCAACATGAAGAAACAGATCATCTTTTTCGTTCATATTGTAGTTTTGTTTGTATTGCATACAACAAAAAATATAATCTAGCCAATATATTGCTTTTATTTTTACAGAATAAGAGTTTAAAATCTTTATTTAAATCATTACTTGATGTTGAAAGTGACGTACTAGCTGTTAGAATGTTTTTAGAGTTTGATCCCTCATTATGTAAGAGCAAATACATTATGAAGTATTTGAACTCTCATAAATCTAATGATCTCAGAAAAAATAATTTATAATGTATTTTTAAAGATTTCTCGCACGCAAGCTGGTTTACCCTTTCGCTATAGAAAGCAGTGGCATGGTTTCGAGGAAACCCCTCAATACCAGCACGTATTACGGTTAAAAAACTTTTTCTCTCGAAATAAAAGTGTTGATGTGAATGAGTTTTTTTTTGCACCCTTTTATATATATCCCGGGGAAAGCGGTTTTGATTTGGCTTTTTATTCTTCTCCTAAAGCGATTAAAATTTATACTCTTGCTCAAAAAAAGAAGCTTTTTCTTTCGCCTGACACACCATATCATCTCAATAATATAGCTAAAGGGTTAAAGTATATTTGGAGATTTTGTCAAGAAAATAATATTAA